TCCATTCCTTGTTGTAGTTGTCAACAAATTCTGCATCTGAGCTGTTAGCGGTTGCACGTAGAATGATATCTGTTGATGCTACACCAGTTAGTGTCGGTGCGGTACCGTCAGATAGCTTAGCTACTGTGAAGGTGGTGCTGCTGTTAACTGCTGTTACATATAGTGGGGTTGCAGATGATGCACCAGCACCAAATGTTCCACGAGCTGCACCAGCTGATGTACGGATAGAGACGGTCATGCCTTCTACTAGCCAGTTAGTTGAGTCAACAGTGATTACTGCACCTGAAACAGAAGCTACAGTTGCTAGCTTACCTGTTCCATCGCCGTAGATCTGACGGTTTAGGTCCTGTGACAGGTCACGCTTCAGACCCTTGATTTCGTTGTCAACTACGTTGATGAAAGCGTTGTAGTTGTCTGCTGCCTGCTCAAATAGCTGACCGTCTACCTCGATAGTACCGTATAGGTTCTTTAGGTATAGGTTAGCCTGCTTGTACTTCTGTGCACCAGCGGTTGGTAGGTTTTCACGAAGTCCACGTGCACCAATACCGGAGTTTCTTCCGATGTGGGTGTCGAACTGAACTTGCTTACCGTTCTGTGTGATGTGTGAAGCTGAAGCCTCAATGAACTGCAACGCAGGGTTCTTGTCACGTAGCTGTTCGTGGAGGTCGCCGTACACGATCTTAATTGCCTGAGAAGCAAAAGCGGTGATACCTTGACCGGTACCGAAGCCCTGAGTTCCCAGAGATTGACCTGTATAAGCCATTGTTTATTCTCCTAATAAGAAATTGATTGATTGATTGTTATGCGAACACGCATACGCCATATCGCCCTGACCTCAAGGAGGCTGTACTCAGACATATTCAGGATATCATAATGTTTCACGTAAAACAGATAACCCCTCTACCGATTTCTTGATAGAGGGGTTTTAACTTTTCTGTGTTAGTTGCCGTACTGCTGTTTAAACATTTCGGCTAGCATATCTTTTTTGGCTCGATCATCTTTAGGGATGTTCATAGTTTCAAAAGGAACACCGTTGCCACCTTTACCGACTACGATTGGTGCTTCACCTGAAAGGTCTACTGGACCTAGACGCTTAAAGCCTGTGCCGGTTAGTTCAACAAGTTTCTTAGCCGCCTGCACTACGCTCATGTCTTCGCCACGGATCAACGCTGCTTCCATCAGTTCGATGATAGCGTTTTCCTGTGCTGGAGATACTTCGTAAACGTCACGGATACCAGCGAACTCGGCTTCGATAGCTTCGTATTCGTAAGCTGTTTCACGTTCAAACTCTTGGTTCTGAATGTAATCTTCAAGCGAGTTAAGCTTCTCGTCACGTTCAGCTAGCTCACGTCTAAACGATTCTGGCAGTTCATCTTCGCTAAGGTTGTCAGCGAACTCAGATAGCATGTCGTCAGCTTCAGCCATAGCTTCTTCCTGAAGCAAACCCTGCTGCATTAGTGCACGTGTAAGGTTCTGATGGATACCTACTGGATCTTCAGCGATAGCCTGAGCGATCTGGATGCTCTGCTCAATGTATGCTGGGTCAACACCATTATCGACATACTCTTTGTATGGAGTATATTTTTCGATCTGCTGCTGGAAGTTACGGTCCTGTTCCTGTAGGTGAGGAATAACTTTGCTGTGCCATGCTTCAGGCAGCTCAGCTAGAAGCTTGTCGTATGCTGGATGAGACTTAAGTTCAGGCTCACCAGAATCAACTGTTGTTTCTTCTGTGCTTGGTGTTTCTAATCCGGAAAGACCAGATTCTATTTCTTCAGACATTTTCGTCTCCTATATTCTTTATCCGAGTTGTTGAGCAGTCATCCCTGACTGTTCTGTCATAGCAGCATTTGGATCTTGCCCCTGCTGTGGAGCATTATCCATAGGTGCCATACCTTGTTGTTGCATCATCATTTGACTTTGCAAAGCTTGCTGATGTGCGGAATTGGTTGACCTGTAGCTGGATCTGGGTTAGGGGCAAAGGCAGATGGGTCACCATTCTGAACTTTCATATCCCACTCTTGGTAGAACTTGCTAATCTCTTCAGCTGTTAGCTTCTTCATCATCAAGTTTTCACGCTGAGCTTGGTTCTCATCGATCTTAATTAGGTTGTAGTACTGCTTCAGCATACCCATCTCTAGTACACGTAGACCATCCTGTGGTGAGATGAAGCCCATCTTCATCCATTCGGTGATCAATGCTTGACGTGCAGACTTAGAAGTTGGTAGTGCGGATCCAGATTCAACTCTGATATCTGTACCTGAAGCGATATCTGCACCGCTTAACATGAGTGCATCAAACGATCCGTCACTACCAACAGTCTTGATAAGTCTCTCATTTTTCACGTACTGAACGAACAGGGTTAATGCTTGGCGTGCAAGCTTTTCGATTGCTGCTTCAATTGAGTTGAAGATAGTTGTCAGGTAGGCGTCATCTCTTTCACCTAGGTAGGCGATAGCTGTTGCTGCTGTTACACCCGGAGCTGATGAGCCTCGGCTGATCTGGTGTTGACCTGAAAGATCTTCAAAGTCTGCTTGTAGCTGCTGTACTTCTTGTACAACATATGATGGTAGCGGCTGGATTGGTACTGGCTGTGGCATACCGAAGCCGGGACGTACTGGAATCCATAGACCTGCTTTAGCTGTGATCTTGCGTGGATCTACTGAACCTTCAGAGTACATCATCTGTGGCTTAGCCATAAGGTTTTTAGCGTGGATGATCTGTGAGCGTGTACGGTTGTATTCACGCTGTAGTGGGATAAGGTTTTTGATCACTGATCGACGGTAGAATTTACCGTTCTGAATTCCGTGTAGGTGAGCGATAGGGTATTCTCCGTGAGCGTATGGGATACCTGTGTTGCTGAACTGTACGATTTCGTTGTCAACGATTGTTACTAGTCCACCTTCTGGGACGTATGAGCAGCTGTTTGGTTTGATCCAAGCTTCAATGATTAGAACGTTGTCTGGTCTTGTGCCGTCTGATCCTCGTAGATCCATTAGTGCGGCTTCTTGAATTTCGCTTGATGAAACCTTTGTTGGCTTAAAGTCTGCAGGTAGTACGTTCTTAAATGTGGTTTTAACCCACTGCTCGCTTTTCAGGTAAACGTTAAACACATATGGCTGATCTTCGATTTCTTCTAAAGACATGTCTGGAACGAAAACGTGGAATGGTGAGATAGCTTCAAACCTTACGTCACCTTTGTCTGACACTTTGGTTCTAGCGATTTTCTGTCCAGTTAGTGGGTCAGCTGTTAGTTCGGTTGAACGTACTTCTACTGATGGATCCCAGATAGCTTTAATAAAGCCGTTACCTGTAATGGCACGCCAGAACTCTGCCTTCTGTAGAACATTTGTTTGGAAGTTGTTTTTGTCGTAAATTGACTGCCAAACTTGTTCTGCAGCTGATGCAGCCATAAGGTCGTCGTCATCGTTGCTTGCAGGGATAACTGATGCTGATGGTTGACCTGAAGTTGTTTTAGCCACTTCGGTGCGGATAATAGGTTCAATACGATTTACTACGATACGTGGTAGACCTACAGGGTTTGGTTCTTCGACGAGGCTGTTCTTGCCGTTGAAGCTTCTCCAGTCGAAATACTGGTAGCCGTTGTAGAAAGCTAGCTGAATGTACCAGTCGTTTTCTTCGATCTTACGGTTAGTTTTAGCTTTGCTGTATTCTGCTTTAATCCATCCGACAAGCTTTTTAGCTTCTTCTTGCTTCTTAAATTTGTTTAGCAGGCTGTCTTCCATGAGTGTGGAAGTTTCTGTTGCTAATAGCTTTTCTAGACCGGTTAGGTCTGGTTTAGCGGCAGCTAGGGCATCTAGCATGTTTTCTTCAGCCACGTTAATCCTCTAGATCTTCTTGAGCTTTTTTCCAAGCTTCTTCCATTTGTTTGTCAGCGTCGAGAAGCATAGCGTATTCTTCGCCTGTTACATAAGGTCCATTATACACTGTTGTGTCTACCGGTTCAGGTGTTACCGATGAAACCATCTGGTAGGCTATTGGATCTTTACTGCTGAGCAAGTTTAGGGCTTGGCTTATTATTTTGTTTGTGCTCTGAATTGCGTTCTTTTGAGCTTCGAGAGATGTGTTCAGTGTCTCCAGAGTTGGCTTTACCACCTTCAGGTTGAATATGCTTATCAACACTAGGGATGCTAGCAACACTAAGGATAAAATCAGCGAGAATATTATTAACTCCATCAGTTACTTCTTTCATTAGGTTTGGTAGTTCTTCAATTTTGTGGTTTTGTTCAACGATCAGATCGTTTAGGTCTTTAACTACACTAGCATGTGCTTCGCCTTTAACGTAGCCGGCAAACAAAGCTAGTTCTTCTAGACACTTTACACAGATGAAACCGCCCATGTCTGATTCTGGGATGGTTGGGCTTACGATGTATAGGTCTTCGTTTGTGTTACATCTCTGGCAGTTGCTGTATGGCAGTCTGGTTACTTCATGAAAAAATGTCATTTTATCCTTCTAACTCTCTTGTAGTTGATGTTCCTCGCCAGCTTGGACCCCATTCGTCGGAGTCGTCTACACCAGTATATTCGTGTGCAGGGTTAAATATACCACTAAATGTTTCATGAAAATACTGGGTGTCAGCTTGGACTTCATATTTTGTTGGTGCTAGGTCGCTCATAAATGTCATCGCATACTTGAGGGCGTCATAGCAGTGGTTGTCTTTGTCTCTGATGTCTTCAAGTTTGTTGTTTTGTTCAGCGATCTTTGGGCTAGCCCATTTCTTCCAGCGTAGCTTAGGTAGCTCAGCTATTAGGTGTGGGCAGTCATCTGTGATCATTAGATGAGGTCTCTTAGATTTTTTATTCAATTTTAGGTATTGCCTGATACGTTCTAATCCTATACGACGATCTGTTGGAATCATGTCTACGGTAATATATATTCCGTATTTCTGGTATTCCTGCTGTACGGATGTTCCCGTTTGTTCTTTAGTTTGCTTGATAGCTGGGTCACCTGTGGTTAACCACACTTTGCAACCGTATTCTCGTTCGATGTCACGGGTTATCTGGTTAACTATGGTGGCGTGTTCTTCTACGGTCAGTTTGGCTTTGTAGTGTTCCCTGAATACCGTGACGTTATTGTGTTCGTCGATGGCAAGCCACAGCCATACTGTTGGGTTGGTGTAACCAGAGTCCATTGTCCTGATGATGCGATGCTCTGATGTGGGCGTAAATACGCCCTTGGGGATGCAATGTGTTTGTGGCGTAAAGTCAGGGAATACTGACCCTCCAAGATGCACGTATTGACCTTTGGATCGGATTGCTCGTTCTTCTTCTGGGAGCATTTCAAGGAACCGGTTGATGGCGTCGGTGCTGAGTGATGGGTTGTCGAAGATTTCAGCTTCAACGATACCAATATTTTTTTTACCTTCTTTGGCAGGCATATAGATTTCATCGTAAATCCATTCCATTCCTTGTACTGGAGTTTGACTCATCCACCAAACACCGGCAGTGTCTACTAGACGTGCTAAACATTCACGGAATACGGTTTGTGGGCATTCCTCGTCAAAGTGTACAAAATGTCTAGATGATCCAGCGAACTTGTCTAGGTCTTGATCTTGTGACATGAACTCGACGAAACTGCCGTTGTTTAGCGTTAGGACGTGGCGTTCTCTAGAGTAGCTTTGTTCCCATGATCCGTTGATTAGATAGGTTTTTGGTAGCCACTGTTTGTATAGTGGCAAAATGATTTTGTCTACACCGTTCAGGAAGTCGACGGCTACAACTCTGCCTCGGATGGGCTCTTCTGGTGTTTTGCGATATGGATGCGTATGGGTGAGCCACCATATCGCTTCGATTGTCGAGCCAAGTGATTTACCAGATCGGTTTCCTCCGATATATAGTCGATCAGGATTTTTATCTTCGTGGAAGAGTTGCTGTTTTGGACTAGGTACGTAGTCGTATAGATTCGGCTGGTGTGCGGCTTCTTGGAGCCCTTCACCCAGCCTACGTAACGCTTCAGAAAAATCAATGTCGTCTCTAGCCATGTATCAAGTTTAACAGGTCGTTTAAAGTTAAACGAAGGAGGGTTGTATCTTTTACGTCTAGACATAGCTTTAGCCTAGCAATATCTTCTAGCTTTACGTAAGCCCACCACTCGCCAGCTCTAGGGTAACCTACGCCAGCTCGCTGTGTCACTAGGAAACCAAACGTTGCTGAGGCGTTTATGCGTTCTGTTTGAGCTTCTTGAAACCATTTTTTGATTTGCTCGTAGGACGCTTCTTTGGCTGCTTTGCCGCCTTTAACTTCAAATACTATTAGTCCTCGTTGTGATCTGAGCCAGACATCGCCTTCGTCTGCTGAGCCTTTGAGGACGTTTCGGTGAGCTTCGAGTGGTGTGTAGCCGTGTTCGAGGATAGCGTTTTTGACGGCTGTTTCGGCTCGTGTGCCAATATCTTTTTGTTTACTCATATGTCTCCTTATAGTTTATACTAGCAGTATGCCTTTATTTGATCCTTCTAGTGTGCCCTCTGCTGATGAGGTTAACAAAGTTCACACTAACTCTGACGTAGATAAGAGTAGGCTATCACAGCATCATACGCTTGGTACGTCAGCTACTCAGGCTAGTCCGGGTAACCATAATCATGATGGTATTAGTTCGGTCAAAATTAAAACAACAGATCTTGAAGGAACCATTCCGGGTGCTTTACCTGCTGGTGGATTGGCTGATCAAGTTTTAACTAAAATTGATGGCACTGACTATAACGTGGAGTGGTCTGACGCTACAGCCATAACCACTACAGCTAATTTAATTAAGCATTATGTTAAAAACGATTCTGGTACGACACTAGCTAAAGGAACTGTTGTTTATGTTTCTGGAGCTAACGGAACGAACATCCTTGTTAAACCTGCTTTAGCTACTAGCGATGCTACAACCGCTACAACTATAGGATTTTTGCAGCAAACTTTAGCAAGCAACGCTCACGGCTATGTTGTTTCTGAAGGTCTACTCACTGGTTTAAACACTTCTGCCGCTAATGCAGGCGACCCTATGTGGCTTTCTGGTACTACTGCCGGCACAGTAATATATGGGTTAGCTAACGAACCTCACGCTCCAGTTCACATAGTTTACTTAGGTACTGTGACTAGAGCTCACTCTAACAATGGTGAGATTTTTATTAAAGTAAATAATGGTTGGGAGTTGCAGGAACTTCACAATGTTGATGCTTTAACTCCGTCTAACGGTGATTTGCTTAAATATGATTCTGCTACTTCTTTGTGGAAGAACTCAGCTCAGTCAACTTTAGCGATTGCTCCGTCGCAGGTTACAGGTACAGCAGTTATTACTACTGATAGCCGGTTGTCTGATGCACGTACACCGACAGCTCACGCTTCAACTCACGCTTCGGCTGGGTCAGATCCGGTAACGTTAGCTCAGTCACAGGTAACTAACTTAACTACAGATTTAGCTAATAAGGCGTCGTCAACTCACGTTCACGGTAACATTTCTAACACGGGTACTGTTAGCACATCTGTTACAGCTACTAACCCTGTTAAGGTTTTGATCACTGATACGTCTAATATTGTTGGAACTTTAACTACTACAGGTGCATCTAATACTACGTTTCTTCGTGGAGATGGAACGTGGCAGACAGCTGGTGGTTCTTTTACTGGTGGAACTTTAACAAGTAACTTAACTCTCGATGATGGAACAATAACTTCTGCTCCACTTAATTTTGTGTCAGGAGTTAACTTAACAACACCTGTTGCTGGTGCCGTCGAGTATGATGGTACGGTTTTCTATGAGACGCCTAACGCAACTTCTGGTAGAGCATTAAACCCAGCAACCTACTATTACACTTCTAGCTCCACTTGGAATCCTGACTTTTCTACAACAAACACAGCAAAGAGTTTGTTAGGTGCAGCCACTAGGGGTATAACTGTTTCGGCTGGGACAACTTATGCTTATGAACTTCAAACAGCAATTAGGCAACAGTTTGTTACAACAGCAGGTGTTTCAGCGACCTACGTTATAACTTCTTCTACTGTCAGCGGTTCACCTGTTGTTGGTGTGGTTCACTATGTCAACTATGGAAGCAACACAACTGACTATTCTTTCCCAACAACTCTTTCAAGCGTTAGAACAACATCTAGCATAACTAGCGTAGTCCCAGCGGTTTCTTCTGGTTCAAGATACGCAACTATCACAGCAAAGGGAATTATCAGGGTTACTGGAACTGGCACAACAAAGATTTATCCAAGCATTAGCACTACAGCCACATCTGGTGACAACGTGTGGACAGTCAATACTGGAACAACATTTGTTTTGACCCCGATAGGCAATGGAACAGTAACACAGGTAGGAACGTGGGCGTAATGGATGAAATAAAACTGCTACTCGCTAAGTGGGAAGAAGAAAACTACATCAACCCTGAAGGTTTAAAGTCGGCACATGATGCTATAAAGTTGTTGATAGCACGTGTAGAAACTTTAGAGGAAATAATAAACACATTAACAAGTTAGGAAAACAATGGCTATCACAGCTAAAGACGTATTGAAGGTTGCAACTAAGTTTGCAGACGAAAAATACAAAGAAGGAAAAAACAACGACAGCATATTCGGTAAATGGTATGGCTTCAACAACATTCCATGGTGTGCAATGTTCGTTTCATATGCTTTCAACAAAGCAGGTGCCGGAGATCTAGTAGCTAACGCACAAACTAAAAAAGGTTTCCACAGCTGTACCGCAGCAGTAAGACACTATGAACACACCAATCAGGTAATCCCAGCATCAAAGATCCAGCCCGGAGATATCGTGTTCATGAACTTCCGTGGAACAAACGAAGCTGACCACGTAGGTATCGCCATCAAGCACAACAAGATCACTAAGAAGGTTTCTTGTGTAGAAGGTAACACTATTAACCCAGATGGTACAGGCGATCAGGTTAACGGTGACGGAGCATACTACAAGCTACGTCCATACAGAAACATTGTTTGTGCAGTCAGACCGTCATGGAAGCTTGTAGCAGATAAAAACCCACTAAGCTAGTATTAAGAACAAAGGAGACGGAATGTTTGAAAATCTAGTACCACCAAGTATAGAAAAATCTTGTTCATTGGCTAAAGAAATGAAAACGTTGAACGATAAAGATTTAAAAATATTTGTTGACGCTCTTGATGACCCTCGCTGGACACATAAAGCTTTAACGGCAGCTGTGATCAGCAGGGGATTCAAGACCAACGAAAAAGCGTTACGGGCACACAGAAAGAAGGAATGTTTATGTTCGACGATCTAACCATTAAAGCTAACTGGAATCCAGTATCTGAAGCTAAACCCGTAATCATTAATGCACCTAAACCTTTTAAAGCTAAGAAGACGAAACATGAAGTGCACGTTATATTGCCGGATCCGCAAATCGGATATCGCAAGATCAATGACCAGATGGACAGTTTTCATGATGAGTCTGCTATGGATATTGCTCTCCAAATTACCTCTTGGCTTGAGGAAAACGACAGAGTGGATTCGGTTATCAATTTGGGTGACTTCTTGGATCTGCCGTCACAAGGGCGTTTTGAGCAAGAAGCTGCTTTTGCAGCCACCACACAAGATGCGATTAATCGTGGTCACCTGTTTCTGCAGGAACAAAGGGCAGCTGCTGGACCAAAGGCGAAAATAGTTTTAATCGAAGGTAACCATGACCGTCGAATGGAAAAATTTATCAACATTAACGCAGCTAGTGCGCTAGTGCTTTCGGGTTAAAACGAGCTAACACAACTGGGCTACCTGTAACGAGTATCCCTTATCTTCTACGTTTAGATGAGATCGGAGTTGAATACATTGACGCATATCCAGCAGGAGCCTATTGGATTAATGATCGTCTCAGAGCGATCCACGGCACAAAAGTTAGATCAAACGGATCAACAGCTGCAGCCTACACAAACGACACCCCACACATCTCAACAGTCTTTGGGCATGTGCACAGACAAGAACTGCAATCTCGCACAGTATTTGACAGGCAAGGATCAATCAAGTCCGTCGCAATTTCTCCCGGATGCTTATGTCGAGTTGATGGTGCAGTACCATCGGTTAACGGATCCACAAAAATAGATGGAACACCAGCAACCTATTATGAAAACTGGCAGCAAGGCATAGCAGTTATTACCACTGACGCTAAGGGTGATTTCTTTACAGAGCTAGTGCAGATCGATAAAGGTAAAGCATGGTTCAGAGGGCACGAATTTAAAGCTAAATGAGTATAAGCGAGTCATGTAGTTGTGGTGCATCATTTACGGCTGACCGTGATGATGAACTTAAGCTATTGAACCAGTGGCGTGTGTCACATAAATGCAAAGCTACAGGCGACCTTATTTTTAATAACCCTGCTACAGCTACTGTAGATAAAGTTGAATATACTACTGAACCTGAGTTGCAGCTTGGCTTTCGTTACGATGACTCAGCTAAACGCTGAGCTTCAGCAGCTAGGATCTCTTCGACTGTAGCTTTCGTTTTGCCGTCATGAACAAACCAGTCAACACCAATCTCACCTTTAGGGATGAACGGTAGCGTGTGATCTGGTCTAGGACCGTATGAAGGATCATTAACAGCGTGCCAAGTGTTGTGGCAGTGATCGCAGATACGGTGAACGTTACCTACAGCATTGTTCATAGTGTTTTTGTCAGGACCGTGATGTCTATCAGAAGCAGCACGACCAATACAGCCGACAATAGGAAACATGCCGCCGCCAGCGAACTTAAGCCCAGCCCACTCACAAACCATACCAACATCAATAGGAAACATTTGAGCAGCACGCTTGCGACCCGTGGAGACCGGATCTTTGTATTCGCTGATCTCTTTGACGTTAGCATAGCCGTCATCAATATAACCTGTGTCTGGTGATCCAACATCTGAGCTTCCTTCTCTGGCTTTAACTTCGCCGGTAACAGTGAACTGAATTTCACCACATGAAATCCATTGATCATCGTCCCAAGCGTATTCACACTCATTAGGGAACCCACTACGACATGCGAAGCAAGGATTAACGCCAGTACTCATCTACTTCTCTACCACCTAACACATCCTGAACAAGTCTAACCGGTTCAGTTGTAAACAGTTTAATACCACTAAACATTCTGATACCAGACAACTCTGTTTCAGGTGCATTCAAACGTGAACGAATCTCACGGTTAAACGCATTCTGGCTGATAGGTTTTTCACCATTAGACTCACACCAATCACGATACGAGTTAAACAATGCTGTCTTAGTAACAGTACCATCAACAGCTACAACGATGCTCTCGTCAATGAACTTGGCGATATGGTCTTCTTCATGACGGTACTCTAGAGTAGCTAGGCGGACACTCTCAGGCTCATTAAAGCCTTGATTAGTGACACGTACGGCACCATCGACGATCCAT